TGAAGTTGAATATTTTGGTGACAACATGATTTTGAATGATGATTACCCTTTTGGTGCAGCTTCCCTTGATGGTGAATTGACGGAAAAGGAAACAGGGCGAAAAGGCATTCTTGAAATCAAAACCACCAATATTCTGCAATCTATGCAGAAGGAGAAGTGGAAAGACCGCATCCCGGATAACTACTACATACAGCTTTTACATTACCTATTGGTCACAGAGTTTGATTTTGCGGTACTGAAGGCACAGTTGAAATCAGAATTCAATGGTGAAATCTATATTCAAACAAAGCACTACAAAATTGAAAGAGCAGAGGTACAGGCAGATATTGAATTTTTGGAATCTTCTGAAAGAGAGTTTTGGAAGCAGGTGCAGGAAAGGAAAAGGCCGGGGCTGATATTGCCGGAGATATAAGGGGTGTGAAGTGATTGAAGGACAGATAAGCATATTTGATTGGTTGGCAGAAGCAGATGAAAAGAAGGAAGATCCTACAATGCTTTCCCCAGGGCAGAAAGTGTGGATGGTGATTAAAGGTGATATTCAGGAATACAAGGTAACAGATGAAGCACCTTGGAACTATACCGGAAGGCTTGTGTACCGATTACAGCAAGATAATGGCCTGTATTGGACATTGCCGGTAAATGAGTTAGGAAGCATCTTTTTCCTTGATTGTGATGCAGCACAAAAGAAGGCAAATGAATATTTCAATGTACATACGGATGTTATATTTGCCCATCAAATAAAGCCGGTTGAAACAAAAGTGTATTCATATATTCGTGATTGTGATGGAAGGGAACTGTTTTCATATTACGCAATACTTCCTGATGGAAAAGTGTATGTGAAAAAATTCATGGAATATGAACATATTGTTGCTTTCAACAGTGTGGAAAATGCAAGGGAATCTATGAAAACCGACTTCTTCAGACAGCAGGCTTTTCAGTATGCATCACCGCAGGAAAAGGATATTGTACCAACATTCAAAAATATGTATCGCTGTAAAAATGACAGTGGGTGGCTATATGCCACAGCTTGGTATGGTAGGTGCATATAAGAATACAAAAGATACCAACACAGAACTATTTGAAAGGGTATCTATGAAAGAATTTAAGAGCTTCTACAAAGAGGTTGCAGGAAACGAGGGTGGCAAGTGCCACTACAACACAAGGCTTGATACATATGGCTGTGGATGCCAACACGATTGCAGTTATTGCTATGCAAAAAGCCTGTTGGATTTCAGAAAGCTATGGGATGCAAAGGAACCTTCTGTTGCAGACATTAAGAAGATTGAACGGAAGATTGCAAAGCTTCCCCAGGGTACCATTATCCGGCTTGGTGGCATGACAGATTGCTTTCAACCATTGGAAGAACAGATGCATGTTACCAGGGAAACAATCAAGCTTCTAAATAAGTATGGCATAGGCTATCTGATAGTAACCAAATCTGATTTGGTATGTGATTATATGCACATTCTTGACAAGGACCTGGCACACATCCAAATCACTACCACATGGGTGCCATGCGAAAAGGCAGTAAGTACAGAAAGAAGAATCAAGGCCATTGAAACACTGTATGAAGCAGGCTTTGATGTGGCGGTTAGGTTATCGCCATACATACCACAATTTGTGGATTATGAACGGTTGAACAGTATCAAATGCAACAAGATAATCATTGAATTTTTAAGGGTAAACCATTGGATCAAGAAATGGCTGCCATTTGATTATTCTGATTATACAGTAAAGCAATCCGGGTATGAGCATTTGCCACTATCCAAGAAAATTGAATATCTGTCAAAGGTTACAGGCTTTGATGAAGTATCAGTTTGTGAGGATGTGACAGAACACTTTGAGTATTGGAAGGAAGCGGTGAATTGGAACAAAGAGGATTGCTGCAATTTAAGAAAAGGAGAAAGAAAAAATGGAACTGAAAGTAAAAACACCAACATTTCCTGAAGTAATCGAATTCAATTTTGATGAATTGAAGCAGGAAATCACAGAAAGGGCATCCACCTATGTGAACCTTGTATATTCTGAAGAACAGATTCAGGATGCCAAGAAGGACAGAGCCACACTGAATAAGTTTGTAAAGGCCCTGTCAGATGAAAGAATCAAAATCAAGAAGGAGTGCTTGAAGCCCTATGAAGATTTTGAAGCCAAGATTAAGGAACTTGACAAGATTGTCAATGAAGCCATTAGCAACATTGATAGTCAGGTGAAGGGCTATGAGGAAAAGCGGAAGCAGGAAAAGCTTGATGGAATTACAAACTTCTTCAATTCAACCAACCATCCGGAATGGTTGCATATTTCACAGATTATGAATGAAAAGTGGCTGAATGCATCTGTTTCCATGAAATCCATCCAGGAAGAAATAGATTCCCGGTTGGAACAGATTAAAAGTGACCTTGTTACGCTTGCGAATTTGCCCGAATTTGGCTTTGAAGCAACAGAGGTATATAAACGTACACTTGACCTTGGAAAAGCCATAAATGAAGGCCAAAAGCTTGCAGAAATGGCAAAGAGAAAGGCAGAAGCAGAGAGGTTGAAGGCTGCAAGGGAAGCGGAAGCAGAAGCGTGGGAACAGGCAGGAAGAGAAGCACAGAAGATTCTTTCTGAAGAAGCATTCCCGGCTGATGCTATGAATCCACCGGAACCACCAAAGCAGTGGATTTCATTTAAGGCCCTGTTATCTGTAGAGGATGCAACAGCTTTGAAGGACTTCTTCAACAGCAGAAATATTGAGTTTGAAGCAATTTAGGAAGGATGGTGTGAAAGATGGTAAACGAAAACGCAGGAAAGAAGTACAAGCCACAGCCGGTGTACAACAGAAAGTTGGCACGTTCAGTTATTCGCAATGAAGTGGCAAAGAAGTTTGGAAATCACAAGGTTTCAGAGATTATGAGTGCAAATTTTAAGAGATTAAGAAAGGGTGAAGAATAATGGCAGTAAATAATTCATTAGTACAGAAAAGCAATCAGCGGTTGGGCATCACCGCATATTTAACAAATGATGCAGTGAAGAATCAGATTAACAATGTGATAGGTGGCAAGGATGGCACCAAGTTTATATCAGCGGTGGTTTCCGCAGTTAATAACAATCCGGCACTTCAGGAATGTACAAATCAATCCATCCTGGCGGCAGCTTTACTTGGTGAATCCCTGAAGCTTTCACCATCACCGCAGCTTGGTCAGTATTACATGGTGCCTTTCAATGACAAGAACAAGGGCAAGGTTGCACAGTTTCAGCTTGGTTACAAGGGATATATTCAGTTGGCCATCCGGTCCGGTCAGTATAAGAAATTGAATGTTCTTGCTATCAAAGAAGGTGAATTGATTCGCTTCAATCCCTTGGAAGAAGAAATTGAGGTTAGCTTGATTGAAGATGAAGAAGCAAGGGAGCAGGCACCAACCATTGGCTATTATGCAATGTTTGAATATACCAATGGCTTCAAGAAGGCAATGTATTGGAGCAAGGCAAAGATGGAAGCCCATGCCCTGAAGTATTCCATGGGATATAGAGCAAAGAAGGGCTACACCTTTTGGGAAAAGGATTTTGATGCTATGGCATACAAAACCATGCTTAGACAGATTATCAGCAAGTGGGGCATTATGTCCATTGAAATGCAATCAGCCTTGGATGCGGATATGGCTGTAATCAATGAGGATGGCACTAAATCCTATGTTGAGAATGAGCCGGAAACAGTGGATGTGATTGAAATGCATGAGGTTCCAGGACAGGCAGCCATTGTAGCACCGGAAACACCAACACAGGAGCCGGAAGCACCGCAGAATGTGCAGCAGGCCTTGTTTGGCAATAAATAATTCATAGAAAGAGAGGTAAAAACGCATGAACAACGTGGAATTGCAGGGCCTTATTGGTGGTGCTTTGCAGGAGAAATTCAACAAATCTTTTGAAAGGGTGATTGAGAACCTTCAGGACACAAACACTTCTTTCAAGAACAAAAGAAGAATTACTATCACACTTGACTTCACACAGAATGAAGCAAGGGATGATGTATCTGTTGCGGTGGATGTAACAGAAAAATTGGCACCGCAGGCAGGTATGAAAACATCATTTTACATTGGAAAGGACCTGAAAACCGGTGAAATCTATGCTGAAGAGTATGGAAAGCAGATCAGGGGGCAAATGAGCCTTTCCGATTTGGAAACACCGGTGCAGAAGGTTGGAAATGATGCGGTAAACACAGAAACCGGGGAAGTATTGCAGGATGATAACAAGGTTGTTGATTTAAGAAAGGTTGCTTCAGTGTAAGCAGTAAGGTGAAAGAAAATGATTCAAAAAGCATTAGAGTACATTGTTGGCATGAAAAAGCCGGAAATTCTTGATATTTATGGTGAAAGCTATTCAGACAAGCCATTGCAGCGTATCAGCTACAATCCAAAGGCTGATGCTATCCATATGAATACACTGTCAAGCTTGATTGAGTACATAAGGGAAAAAGTTGATGAAATGCAGGGCAAAATGATTATTCATGTACAAAGCCCTACACACATTGAAATGTATTCACAGCTTGATTCTGAAAGAAAGCGTGAATGTGTGGCTGTGGTTGATGCCCAGGTGCCGGAATTCAAATTTGGTCAATATATCGACCATGAGCCATTCTGCATCAATGTTCAGTCAAAATTCATCAATGATGCTAACACTGACAAGGCATTGCTGTTACAGTTTGCAGGCACAGTGGAAGCCGGCACTGTAGCAGAATATGGTGATGATGGTATTACACAGAAAGCCACTATCAAAACCGGCATAGCCAAAAAGGAATCTGCCCTTGTTCCAAATCCTGTGACATTAAAGCCATTCAGAACCTTTGTGGAAGTGCAACAGCCGGTTTCACAGTTTATCTTCCGCATGAAGCAGGATAAATATGATGGAATTCAGTGTGCCTTGTTTGAAGCAGATGGCGGTGCTTGGAAGTTGGAAGCTATGGAAACCATCAAGAAGTATCTAATTGCAAACATTGATGGTGTGAATTTCATTGTAATTTCATAGGTTGAAACACCTTTAAAGAAACTATCAACGTTCATTTGGTTATAAATATATCACAAATTTAAAGCCATGGTCAGTTGCCCGGCTTCCTTCCTGGGAGCCGGGAGAAAGGGAGAATAAATGATACATCAATTGAAAATTTCATCAAACTATTTTGATGATGTTGTTACAGGCAGAAAGACTTTTGAAGTAAGAAAGAATGACCGGAATTTCCATGTTGGTGACTTTTTAGCACTGAATGAGCTTACACCGCATGAATGTAATGCAAAGCATGAACATCTTGAAACAGGAAGAAGTGTATTGATGCATGTGCATTATATATTGGATGATCCGGCTTATGTAAAAGAAGGATATGTGATTATGGGAATTGAAGCTTGCGGTGTTGATTTGTTGGGCATTGCCTGTGAGCCTACCATTTTGGAAGAAGGTGTTTAAATGGCAAAGATAAACAGCAAGCAGAAGGGGGCAAGGTTTGAAAGAAGCCTTGCATCCAAATTCAAAGAATATGGGTATGAAGCCAGGAGAACAGCACAGTATTGTGGTAATACCGGGGATGCATCTGATGTGGTTGGTTTGCCGGGAATACATATTGAAGCGAAGCATCAGGAAAGAATGCAGCTATATGATTGGATGGATCAGGCAAAAAGGGATTCTGAAGGCACCGGGAATATGCCGGTGGTATTCCATAAGAAGAACAATGCGGAAATCCTTGTTTCTATGCGGTTTGAAGATTGGATGAAGATATATAACGAGTGGCAGAATGCACAGTTTTTGAAGGGATGTGATTATTGATGGCAAAGGTAGACCATAAGCCAACACAGAATGATAGAATCATGGATTACATGAATAGATTCGGTAGCATAACACAATTGGATGCCTTGCGTGATTTGGGTGTGATGCGTTTGGCTTCCCGGATTTCAGACCTTAGAAGCCTGGGTTATCCAATAATCAGTGAAACAGAGGTTGTGAAGAACCGATTTGGCGAGAAATGCCATATTAAGAGATACAGAATAGGAAAGTGAGGAAGGAACAATGCAGGAAGTAACAAGTGTTTTTACAGTTAGTATTACAGTCATTAACAATGGAAGCGAAGCCGGGATTAAAAGATTATTGAAGAATATGAAGAATGAAAAGAACATCAGGGCCTTAGAAAATGAGTTGAAGGATGCTATTTGTGCGGATGATGTGAAGATTGAAAAAGTACAGCATTTTGTAATGGATAAGTAGGTGGAATCAGTGGCAGATGTAATGAATTGTGGATTTAAGTATTGGCTTCCATGCACAGAAGATTGCCGGTGGTTTGCAACGTGTACAAGGAATCCATATAGAAAAGATATGAAGGAAGGGCAGAAGAATGGCAGAAAAAAGGATGTTTACCAACAGAATAACCGGCAGCGATCCATTTAAGGAAATGCCACTTTCTGCACAGGCTTTATATTTTCACCTGGGAATGAGTGCAGATGATGAAGGATTCCTTAATAATGCCAAGAGTGTTCAGCGGTCTATCCTGGCATCTGATGATGATATGAAGTTGTTGATTGCTAAAAATTTTATAATTCCTTTTGAATCAGGTGTGGTTGCTATAAAGCATTGGAAGATGCACAACACCATTCAGCCAAGCCGGTTGAAGGAAACGCAATACACCGAGGAAAGAAGCCTTCTTTCAGTCAAAGAAAACAAGGCATATACATTAGATATGCAGGGTGTCAGCAATTTGTCAGCAGATTGTCAACAAAATGCCAACACTTGCTGTCAAAATACCGCAGAGATTAGATTAGAAGAGATTAGATTAGATAAGTCTAGTTTAGAAGAGGATATGCCGGATTCTGACGAACCGGAACCACCTGCACCTGATAAAAAACCTGTGAAGCATAAATATGGTGAATATCAAAATGTGCTTCTTACTGATGATGAATTGCAGAAATTGAAATCTGAATATTCTGATTTTGAGGATAGGATTGAAAGATTATCTTCCTATGTGGCATCTACCGGCAAGAGGTATAAAAGCCATTATGCAACCATCAGGAATTGGGCAAGGAAGGATGCAGAAAAGCCGGGAAGAAAAGAGATTGTACCTGCTTGGATGAAAAAGAAGCCAGGTTTTAATGATTTTCAGCAGAATGATTATGATTATGATGCCTTGGAAGATGCATTACTTG